TGGTCTTATCAACGCCACCACCTCCCCGTCTTCGGCCGGGAGCAAACGTATTGACCGGGATGTTAATCCGCATGAGCTCGTCAGCAAGAGGTGTACCACTCGCCTTGGCTTCGATAAGAACCATGTCCGGCTCCCAGTATTCATATTCCTCGGTGGCAACTTCTTTAAGCTCCGGGAAATTGTATCGGTCTTTTTTCGCGTCGAGCAAAATGATGTGGTCAACGCCGTCCTCTTCTGGGTCAAACACGCCCCATGTCGTGATAGCCGTGTAGTCCGCTGTTTCCTTTTTTGAAAACGCGGTGTCGTAAGATTGTAATACATACTTGAGCCTCGGTACCTTTTCCTTTTCCCATGTGCGCCACCAATCGCGCTTGATCATGGCTACTTCCTCGGATGTCGGATCTTGTTGCCACTGCGCGTTCCACTTGGTGGGTGACAATGACGACTTCACCCCCAGCAGTTCTTCCTTTTTCCAAAACTCAGGCCACAATGGGGACCCGGACGGAAGTATCGCAGGAAATTCTACCACCTCCCATTGATCCGCCATGGTGTCTTTTGACTGCTCGTTCAGTAACCGGCCGGTCAGGTCTTTTTTCGACCAGCGGGTTTGCACGATAATGATGGTTCCCCCTGGCTGGAGACGTTGCCGGGGACCCGAGGTATACCATTCGTACGTATTGTCATACGCGGTAGACGACAAAGCATCTTGTTCCGAGTGCGGATCATCGATGATCAGCAAGTCCGCGCCACGACCAGTCATTGCCGCGCCAACACCAGCAGCAAAGTACTCGCCTTTCTGCTCAGTCTCCCAGCGACCAGCGGCCTGACTGTCAGCCTTGAGCCTGGTATCAGGGAAGATCTCTTTGTATAGCGGGTCATCAACAAGGTCACGAACCTTACGGCCGAAGCGGGTAGCTAGTTCGGTGTTCATCGTTGCCTGAATTATTTTCAGTTTTGGGTTTCTGCCTAAAAACCAGGCAGGCATTAAGTATGATGCTAGTTCACTTTTAGAGTGCCGGGGTGGCATGTTTACGATCAGGCGTTTTAGTTCCCCCCGGGCAACTTTTTCAAGCTTTTCGGAAATCACACGGTGGTGGTTCCCCTCAATGAAATTATCATACACGTGGTGAGCGAAAGCCATAAACTTCTCTTTCGCTTCACCGCGGCGATGCAGGACTTCTTGCTGTTCTTGCAGGGCAAGAATCTCTAGCAGGTCTTCCTGGGGAATAGCGTCTAATGCTCGGCTCATGCCCGAATGATATTATCTTCCAATGAATTTATCAATCTAAGTATTACAGCACACCTACAATACGCAACACCCCTGTTATATGGGGGTGGGGGGTCTTTAGAATCGTTCTAGATAATCCGACCCCGAACCAAGTTACCCCGGCGGCGGCGGCAAAAAAGATTATTTATTTTCTGTCAAGCTATTGACATCTATTTCTTGTCAGTTTAATGTCATAGACATTAACCAGCAACAAGGAGTTATTGCTATGAACATCAAAGACCAAACACTACGCAAGCGGTTCGCCGCTGCTAAAGAAGCAAAGGCAAAGGCAGACAAAGAGTTTGCCGCGCTGCGCGCTGAAGTCTTAGACCGCGGTTCGCGTGAAGGGCTTTGGACTATCACGCTGCGCGACCGCGCCGCGTATCATGTTGACGCTGGCACTCAGCAAGTCGTCAAACTTTTAGGATAAGGAGAATATCATGTCATTGAATTGGAATTTAGCAGACGTAAGAGACGAAGTGTGTTGGAGAAAAAGCACGGAGACGTGGCCGGACAAGCATGATTGCAGCGATGAGCAACGCGCCGCAGGCCTAGAATTCATGCATCCGGCAACCGATAAGCTTGTTTGGGCAACGATGGCCGTCGGTATGCCGAAAATCACGGAGGAAAACTATCTCGAGTTTTTCTTTCGCATCACAATGTATGAGGCACTGAGAGGCAAGATGGGCTGGCATACTAAAGAGTCGGCTAAGTTTTGGACTGAGAAAGACAAACATCTTGGCTGGGAGTGGCGCGAAGGCGAAAGCTGGCTATCGAAGGTCGAGGTCATTCACGCAAACATTGGGCTCTATACCAATGCGACGCGAGAGACCCGGGGCCAGTTTGTCAGTCGCATGGCCAAGCTGTTCAAGGGAGGCTATGAAAAGGCCATGAAGCACAAACTAGAAGCATAAAGGAGTGGGCGCGGCTGGACATCTGGCCGCGCCCTTGCTATTATTTATTGTCAATCAATTAACGGGAGTTAGACATGACAAACGGATTATTTACCATCTTTTATTTTCTCGGCGCGTTGTTCACATGGCACATGGCTGCGGCCTTCACCATCATGGGCAGCTTGTGGCTTGGTGTTCTATGCATGGCAATCGGTGCCTTGTTCTTGGTGCTGATGTATAAAGACGGGATTATGGCTTATGACGATTAAGGTTTTCTATCGTAAGTGCAGCACCTGCGGCAAGGGCATGAATGAAGGCTATGTCGCAGAGATGGACGGGCAATATGCCTGCTCCGATAAATGCTGGTTCACCGCTGGCTACACGCCAGCAATGTATGCAATCGACTACGAAGAGGGCGATGCATACCACACCACATGGGGCGAAGGCGATGAAGTAGATGTCGCTTACACAAAGGAGGGGGAGACCATCGACCTTTGTTTCAAGTGCCGCGCCCCGCAATTCACTGACTCGCCATTCTGCGACCAGTGCCTAACGCATCTATAGGGGGACATCATGGAAAATTGAGACACGGAGACCAGGCGCAAGCCTGGTCTTTTTCCATGCGGCGCGATCTATACAAACACGCAACCCGCAAGGATACGCAACCAGCAAGCCGCAAGATTCGCGAAACTCGGGGCTTGCATCTAGAACATAAAAAGGCTAATCTTTTTACTGTCAATTATTAACGGGAGTTTATGACATGGACAAAGCAATTATATACAAAGGGCCAAGCCTTATAGACAATAGCCCCATTGTGGTGATCGCGACCTATTCGGATCGCAACACCAAAACGGGCGGCATGGTGCAAACGTACATCTTAGCCGACAACGGCAAGTCACCAATTGAGAACAACCGCACGGGCGGAGACTTCTCAATTTGTGGCAATTGTAAACACCGCGGCAAGGCCGATCCCGACGCGACGCAAGGCCTAGCGAAAGAGCGGTCATGCTATGTGAATCTCGGGCAAGGTGTACGCGTAGTTTGGGAAGCGTACCAGCGGGGCGTTTATCCAATGGCAACACACCGCGCCGCCGAGATAGGCGAGGGCCGCATGGTAAGGCTCGGCACCTATGGCGACCCCGCGGCCGTGCCCTATGCAGTTTGGAAACGGCTCTTGATTTGGGCAAAGGGCTGGACGGGCTACACTCATCAAAATGGGCTGATCGATATCCGGCCCGACTTGTGCATGATTAGCGCGGACACAGAAGCCGAGGCACGTGAAGCTTGGGCTCAAGGCAAGCGGACTTTTCGGATCGTTAAAAGCTACTCGGATCTAGTGGGCGGGAAAGAGATCCCATGCCCCGCCGATACAAAAGGCATTCAATGCGCCGCTTGCGGATTGTGCAAAGGCACTTCATCCGCTGGTAAGTCCATAGCAATCACGGCGCACGGACCAGGCAAGAAATACGCGGTATAACTTAGGAGGAACACCATGACAGAAGATGAAAACTTTGAGCCGATCCCGTATTGCGATACATGCGGCGAACCATTAGACAATGAACACGATATCGAAACGGGCTTTTGTCCCGATTGCCATAAATACGAGGCATAACTCCCGGCCCCGTCACCCCTAAAAAGGTGGCGGGGTTTGGCGTTTCGCGCTACTATTCGCTATCCGCAAGCCGCAAGATGCAAGACACGCAAGCCGCAAGGCTCGTGCCGTGAAACACGGGGCTACATTCAGGGTCACTCAACCCGCAAGCCGCAAGATGCAACGATTTTCCACCCTCAAATAAAAATAGATCGCCCTTCGAGGGGCGTGATACTAGGATAAAACTAATACCGCCAGCCGCAGAATAAGCCATATTCCACGCAATTTGGGATGGTCTTATGTTTACCGCGTTAGCTTTTGCTATTTTTAACTCAACCCAAACGGCGACCCCGTCATGCACCAGATGCACATCAGGCACGCCCGACCCTGCGCGGTTTTCAATCCTCGTCGCGTGCGTCTTCGGTGGTAAGTTCTGCCTCAATCGCTTCCACAGGTTTTGTTCTGGTTTCGACATCAGTCGCCTCGCTATATTCGCCCTCGATAAATGCCGCGGGATATTTGTCTTGCAGCTTTGCCAGCCTCGCCGTGATTTCTTCGCGGCTGAGTTCATCATACTTATGCACGTTGGTTGTCTCGCGCCTGTCGATTGTCAGGCCACCAAGTGACGAGCGGATTTTCTCCGCGTTGATTGCAGCGGAAAACTGTCCCGCCTCTTCCGCGTTGTGGGATAATTCGTCGAAGCGTTTAAGCTGATTGATTAGCGTCACCCCATACTTGCGCTCCCGCGCCTCGCGTTCTTCCGCGATGTACTCGACCACCAGCGGGAAGTCTCGCCCGTTCAAAAGTTTTGAGGCTTGGACATTGGCACTGTCCTCGGCATAGCCAGCCTTTCGCGCACACTCGGCATTTGAATAACGCCCCTCAATGTAGTGCCTTGCAAATTCCTTTTGGCGATTGGTCAATCGGCGGGTCGGTTCGGCTGTTTCGATGGCTGTTTTGCTGTCAGTTTTCTCTGTTTTTTCAGTCAAGTTTCCGCTCCAATAGGCTTTTCTCATGAGATATATACATTAAAAAATCAAAAATCATAAGTCCCGACAACGTTAAAAAAGGTCAAAATATGCGTTTGAAGTGTTACAACGTAACAGAAGTGTTACAGCTAGACCCTCTGTAAGGCGCATAAAACCTAGCTTTTTGTGATGCTGTAACAGTGTAACACTTGTAACACCTATATTCTGCGAAGTTTTTGAAAAACTTTTTTCGTGGGAGATTACTACTGTTACAGCGGTCATTTTAGTGCTTTTTTCCCTGACAGTTTTATGCTAATAATTAAGGGTATCCCATGTGGTTTGGGACACACGATTATAACAGATTACAGGAGTTTATCTATGTCGTTTGAAATGAAACTAAGTAATGGGGTAGCTACTATCACCCATGAATACAAAACCAAAGCGCACTGCTATCGCGCTTTTATGGTCGAGCATCTTATGCGTAACAATAAGGTATTTGAAAACTGTGAACAGGAAGACTTGCAGGATGCGTTTCAGGAATTGATCCTGACCAACCGCACCAAGATCCGAGTTCCGCGGCACGAGGGTGCTGATTTAACGAACGAGTTTGAGCGTGTCGTTTACACCATCGAGATCATTGATACTGATGGCGCGGACAAAGAAACTTGGACGCATGACTTCACCATCAACTTTTCTTTTTCGGGTATGCCATTCGATTGGGAAGGTGAACTATCACCCGCAGACTTTCGCTACAAGATCCAAGAGACCCTCCACAACTTAGATGGTGACGATATCTTGCAGCGGATCGAGTGCTACAATTCTTTTGAGGAGACTTATTAAAATGGCTATTGAACACAAAAACCCAACGGGCAGTCACCGCGACATCACGCCAGATATGCTTATCCAGTTTATGGGTGGCGAGGGCAATGTTTCGATGGACAATATTGCCAATGACTTTTGCGATGTTTTGAACGGCATCTGGGAAGACGCTGCCCTCGAAATTCGCGAGTATATTTTTCAGTTTGAGGAGAGCGCATAATGGCTACGCAAGTTTATTTGATTGACCCGTTTGCCAAGACTGTGACCGAGACGAGTATCGATCGGCGCATTGGCTTGAAGGACATTTATCGCCTGATGGACTGCCGCTTGATTGACGCGGTTCGGTTTCGCGATACCAGTGACGTGATCTATGTCGATGACGAAGGCTTGTATGCCGACGATCAGCGGTTCTTCAAGGTCGATGGTGTGCCGCAGCCGCTGGCAGGCAAAGCATTGTATGTCGGCACGACAGACGATGGCGATGACTGCGCCCCGACTCGGACATTGGAACAGGTTGAGTTCATGATCGAGTTCATGCCCGACAGCACCGAGTCGCAAGATCCGAGTTTCGAGATCCGCAGC